TTCGCACTTCGCAGAAAGGGCTTCCTTGAATGGGAACCCTGCAAGGCCAGGACGATAGTGCTCACGCGAGCATCTACCCAGAGTGAATTCGCCACGGTATAATCCCCACGTAAGAGAAAACATAGGCGTCAGGCCGACCGCGGTGGCCGAGTTTCACTGCGGCAGCCAGACGTAAACGATGACTCTAGGCGGCTCGCCGAGACGGGCGCAGAGCGTCAACGACGGTTTGTTATCAACCGTCGGGATGCTTTGCGCCCGTTTTTGTGCGCTCCTGCAAATGCCCGACGGGTAACCAAGCAGGAGTAAGCACAATGGCAACTATACTCGACACGCTTCACGGGAAGTACACCGAGCTGAAGGGCCAAATGGTCGGGTTGCGGGACAAGGCCAAAGCCGAGGACCGCGACCTCACCGAGGAAGAGTCGGCGCATATTGACGCGTGGCTCACTGAAGGCGACACGGTCAAGGCCAGCATTGAAGCCGAAGAGAAGGCGATCGCCGACCGCAACGCGCGGGATGACCGGATCAATCAGTTCTCGGCCTTCGCGGAGTCGCCCCAACAGCGTGTAACCAGCCCGATCTCCCCGAACATGCCCGCCGACCCGTCCGCCGGCGACACGTACGAGCGACGGAGCAACCCGACGATCACCGGCGGGCCGGATTCCAGGCAGTTCGCCAGCTTCGGCGAGATGCTCAAGGCCGTCTACGTGTTCGCTGATCAACGCGTGCGAGATCCGCGGCTGAACTGGGGGAACTCTGGAGACCCGAAGGCGGCCGCGTCAGGGCTCAATGAGGGCACGCCGTCCGAGGCTGGATTCCTTGTCGAACAGCAGACCATGGCCGGCCTGTGGTCTCGGACCTACGAGACGTCGGCGATCCTCAACCGCATCCAGACCGTTCAAATCGGCGAGCAGTTCAATGGCCTGAAGATGAACGGCATCGATGAGACCAGCAGGGTCGATGGGTCGCGGTTTGGCGGGGTGCGAGCCTACTGGCGAGCAGAGGCCGCTTCGGTTACCGCCACACATCCGAAGTTCCGCCAGATCAGCCTTGATCTGAAGGACCTGATGGCCCTCTATTACGCCACGAACGAGGTGCTAAAAGACACCGTAGCACTCGAGAGCCTCGTGTCGGCCGCGATCTCGTCTGAGATGCAGTTCAAATTGGAGGACGGCATCGTTAATGGCGGAGGCGATGGGTTCCCGCTGGGATTCCTGAACTCCGGTTGCCTGGTGGCTGTGGCCAAGGAAACCGGCCAAGCGGCTGCCACGATAACCTACCAGAACATCGTCGACATGTGGGCTCGCATGTGGGCGCGGTCGAGGCTGTCGTCGGTGTGGCTGATCAACCAGGATTGCGAGCCGCAGTTGTTTACGATGACGATGCCCACCGGAACCGGGGCGGTCCCGGTCTACCTCCCGCCAGGCGGGGCCAGTGCGTCACCGTACGGTTCAATCTTTGGCCGTCCGGTGATTCCGGTTGAGTATTGTGCGACATGCGGGACCCAAGGGGACATCAACCTCGTCGACCTTTCCCAGTACCTCGGCATCGAAAAGGGGAGCCTGCAGCAGGCGTCCTCAATGCATGTGCGTTTCATCTACGATGAGATGACTTACCGTTTCACTTTCAGGTTCGATGGGCAGCCGATCTGGGGTTCAGCACTCACTCCATACAAGGGCACAAATACGCTCTCTCCGTTCGTCGCGCTCGCAGTTCGTAGCTAACGCACACAACAGCGCGGAAAACACTCCCACGTGTCAAGTAAGAAACAAGAGCGAGGAAATAACCCATGGCATACTCATGGAGCCTTTTTGAAAACCTGAAGATCGTCGAAGGTGATTCCTGCGTCACTACCAACGCAGCCGTCACCGGCGATTACGTGAGCCTCAAGAATGCGCACAAAGCCTGGGTGGTGTTTCACTTCACCCAAGCCGCGACGCATGCGACGATTTGCAGCATCTTGGAGGCAACCGCTGTCGTCGGCACCAGTGCCACGGCCATCACTACGGTGATGCCGAATCGGTACAACCAAGATACGTCGACGACCGATGCACTCACAAAGGGCACGGCGGCGGCCACCGTGACGCTGTTGGCCGGCACGACAAACCAGATAGTGATTATCGAAGTGGACCCGGCGATCTTGTCGGACGGCTTTGATTGCATTGCCGGTTATACGACGGCGAGCAGCGAGCCTACCAACTTCGTCAATATCACCTACCTTCTGGCTACCAGGTATCCGCAGCAAACGCCGCCGACTGCCATTACGGACTGACCTAGCAGCCAGTCTCCGCAACTTCCACGGCTTACATTAGCCTGTTGAGGATGCTGGCGGGCGGGCTGTTTTGGGGGCGATAGACAGCAATCAATCAACCTCCTTAAAGGAGACTCGCTATGGCGTCAAGAGGCCATACTACCGGCGGAGGGCGGATCGCCGTTTACGATCCTAGCCTGAGTTCAGACTTCGCTGCCAATCTCTGGAAGACCTGCCCACTCCAGGAGTACCTGCACGATCCGTCGATCGGTGTCCTGCTGGATGAGCAGTGGGTCAGCTACGACGACACGGCGACCACCGGCGACTACGTGACAACGCAGGCTGCTACTGGCACTGCGGCCATCAGCAGCGCCGCACCAGGTGTATTGGAACTGGACTCCAACAGCACCACCGCAACGCAGGGTGTTCAGGTCCAGCGGGCCAAGTCGTGTTTCTTGCCAGCAGCCAACAAGCACATCTGGGCGGAGTGGAAGTTCAAGATTGTCGACACGTACGACAAGGCAGAGATATTCGTTGGTCTATCAGAGATCGATACCACGATCATAGGCACCAGCGCGAACAGCTCTGCAAATCACATCGGCTGGCAGTGCGTCACCGATGACGGCGTGCTGCTCTTCACTTCCGAGAAGGCCACCGCCGGGACTACCAGCGCGTGCGCCACGATCGCGGAAGCTACGTACATCAAGCTGGGATTCTACGTCAACGGCGTGACGTCCATCCAACAGTACGTTAACGGCGTGGCCACTGGTACTGCACACGCTACGGCAAACATCCCTATTGTCGCGGTCTATCCGTCGTTCGTGTGCCAGAGCGGCGCAACGAATGACCCGATCATGCACCTAATGGGATACCGGATCTTCCAGTTGCGGTAAGGAGGTGCCTAGATGGCTATGCTTACAAAGCGATCACACGACGCCATCGACGTCTTGGCGGCTACTACGACAGCCGCAGGGGCGATTAGTCTGACATACGGAGATCCCGTCAGGCTACCGGGTATGGTCAACGCGATGGTGTTCACGCTAGGGGTCACGGCTGCCAAGACCGACTCCGCCGACACACTCGATGTCAAGGTGCAAACGAAGCTCGACGGCACAAATTGGGTCGATGTCGTCTACTTCACGCAGGTTCTTGGCAATGGGGGCGCGTTGCAGCATATCGCTAAGATTGAGGCTAACACTGCCGTTACGATGTTTGCCAACGCTGCGCTCACGGCCGGGACCACAAGGAACCTGCTCGGCGACGAATGGCGTGTAGGATACGCGCAAGCAGACGCCGATAGCGATGGGTCATTTACGTTCTCCGTCACGGCGTGCCCCATGTAGTATGAGGAACCTAGGGATGCTTGTGCGCACACTGATCGGGCGCTACGCCGGCGATGTCGTGAACATGGCGGAGCACATCGCACATCAAGCGATAGCCCGAGGCCACGCGATCGATATCCGCACGGAGCAGCGAGTGGAGCGGCCGACGCAACCACAGACGCGGCGGCAAAAGCGGAAGGGCCGCCGGGCGGCTGCCGGAGGGTAACGCGTGAAGCTCTCGCTAGTCACCGCAGCCACCGAGTTGCCCGTCAGCGTGGCGGAGATGAAGGACCGCTCGCGGATATCGACCAGCTCTGAGGATGCGCTGATTGCTGAGATGCTAGAGGAGGCCACGCGAGCCGCGGAGGAGTACACGTGGAGCAGATTTATCTCGCAAACATGGGACGCGTACTGCGATCGCTTCGCCGATTTGAAAAACGGATTGCCGTATCCGCCGGCCTCCAGCGTCACCAGCGTTACGTACGTAGACACGGATGGAGACACCCAGACGGTCTCGACCGACACGTGGGAACTCGGCGAGGAGATGGGGATCGGCGTCGTGCGGCTGAAGTACGACCAGTCGTGGCCCACCGACGTCCGCAGCCACAGCGATGCGGTCATCGTTAGGTTAATCTGCGGCTACGGGGCCGCGTCGGCCGTTCCGCAAGGAATCAAGGCGGCGATCATCCTACACGCAGGCGCAGCGTATGAATGCCGTGAACAGTTCGATAGTCCACGGGCGTTTTGCAATCTACTCGGACCGTACAGCTACCGGTCGTTCAGGCCGCCATTCTGGGGTAACGCATGAACCGCCTGGAAACGCAGCGACCGCTGATATCCTCTGGAGAGCTGGACCACGAGATCAACATCCAGGAAGCCACTGAGGGCAGCCCGAGCGCATCGGGCGAAACGACGAAGACATGGGCCACCGTTCTTAGTTGCTGGGCCAAAGTAGAGCCAACGTGGTGTAAAGAATATGAACGCGCCATGCAGCAGGTTCCTGAGATGACGCTGATGCTCAAATTGCGGTATTCGCCCGACGTGGCCGTTACAACAGCGATGCGCGTCGTGATGGGAACGCGTACATTTGCGATCGAGTCGGCGAGGAACATCAACGAGGCGAACGTCGCGTTGCAGTTGGTGTGCAAAGAGAATACGTAAATAGGAGGCCGAGTGGATGGCTGATGCGGAGGTGCAGCCACAAAAGAAGGTGGCGATCATTGGAAAGGCGAAGTCCACGCAAGGGGCGGCGCCATACGATGATCCATCCTGGGAAATCTGGACGCTGTATGACATGGTTCACTGCGGCGAGGTTCCGCGGTTTACACAGCACTTTGAGCTGCACCCGATGCGGTGGTTCCGTGAACAAAATGACGGGTATTGGGAGTGGTTGCGGGGCGTGCGAGACAAGCCGGTCTACGTTCAACAGCCGTGTGATGAGGTTCCTGCAGGCGTCGCCTATCCGGTAGACCAGATCACCGATAGGTTCGGCCGGTACTTCACGAACACTGTCTCCTGGATGATCGCATTGGCGATTTACGACGGCGCGTCAGAGATAGCACTTTGGGGCGTCGACATGGCGCAGGACACCGAATATTCCGTACAGCGGCCAAGCTGTGAGTATTTCCTCGGGATGGCTGTGGGAACCGGGATCAAGGTGACGATTCCCGTCGCGTCGGACCTACTCAAGTCGCGGGTCCTTTACGGCTTCGAGACCGACAGCGGTGAGGTTCGCCAAAAGCTCAACGCGAAGAGGCAGGACGCGCAGCGACAACTGGAGGAGTTTCGTGGGCAAAGGAATCAAGCGGCGCTAAACGCCGCATATTGCGAAGGGGCGTTGGAGATCATCGACTACTGGAGACAGTGGGTGTAGCAATGTTTACGACACTGGAGCTACCTGATCTGCGAGGGTGCTTGCCAATATCCATTTGCGATCTATCGCGAATCACCCTATTGGTCGGAAAGAACGGCGTCGGCAAGACGAGGGTATTGGATGCGGTACGTAGCGAAAACGTAGTTGCGCTCGACAACATCGAACACGGCGTACATCACACCGGAATGGTGGAGATGTGGAGGCACTGGCTATCCCTAGCGTGCGGACATGATCTACAGATATTCGCGACAACACATTCTTGGGAATGCATTGTGGCATTCGCGACGGCACTGGATGGACAGCCCCCAGGCAGCGGAGTAGTGATTCGGCTGGAATGTGAACCAGGGTGGGAGCATATGGGTGCTGTTGTGATCGACCAAGAGAAGCTTCCATATGTAGTCCGCGATTGCATAGAGATACGTTAGGCCAAGTATGACGATGCTCAAACTAACAGAACTGAAACGACGCGTTACGGGCGAAGTGCCACAGGAGTGTTCGACCCTCATCGACCCTGTCGTGATCATCAAGGTCGAGTCACACGAGGAGCATGGCATAGACGGGCCGTGCGTGAAGATCTACAGCGATGAGATCCCAGCTATGGTTTGCCATGAATCTGTCGACGATATCGAGCAGCAACTCAAGGCACTGGATAACCATGGAGGATGGGAGGAGGCTGCTGGAGTGCTTCAGCAGCAACTGGACGTTGTAGCTGAGCGACTCGTAGCGATTGAGAGCACGCTCGAACAGCGGGCACAGTCCGCACAGTACGCAGGTTGAGCCATGGGACCGACGTATCACCAGGGTAGCTTCAGGCCAGACGTCCGCCGCCAATACTTTGGTCGACGGGTGGGGCGTGGGATGTTTGATTTCCACGTCACCGGCGACGATGCGATCATCCGCACGCTGCAACGACTGGGCGATACGCCGAGTCGGCGGGCGCTCACTAAGGCAATACGGCGAGGCGGGCTGGAAATCGTGAGGCCGGCAAGGGCAGAACTTAGGTCTCGCCCGATACGCGGAAAGGACCTGCTGGCCAAGAGCCTCGGTACCAGAGTTCGGATTTATCCAGGCACCGGGACAGCCGTGGGGATCGTTGGATCTCGGCGAGGAAAGCAGTTCGGTGGACGATCGCGAATTCTACACCTCGTCGAGTTCGGCCACAAGAAAGTGATGTTTGGAAATCGGACCGACGACATAGTGCAGGCTCATCCGTTTTTAACTCCAGCATGGGCAGCCAAGCATCAAGCGGCGATGGACGTTGCCTCTGGCGTGCTGGCGAAAGAAACGCGAGCCGAGGCGGCGAAGATGGGGGTCCGCTTCGGATGAGCACCGACGTGCATAAGCGACTGGTAGCGAGGCTGAAGGCCACGGACGCCGTGACGGCAATCGTCGGCGCTGGCACGTCAGCCCGCATCCGGCCCATGGGCAGGAACCAAGGCGGGAGCCTGCCGGCCGTGGTGTACGACCAGGCGGGAGGCTACAGGGCGAACACGACAACCGGCACGAGTACCACGGCGTCAACGCGATTCCGGCTGCACTGCCTGGCGAGCAGCTATGACGACGCCCACACGCTCTCGGATGTCGTCGAGGACGCGTTGAGCGGATGGAACGACACATCAAGCGGCGTATGGCACTTGGTAATGGGACCCCAGGACGGGCCCGACGAGATACTGCCAGGCGAGGACGCGGCAGAGTTCGCCGTGATCCAAGATTACTCGGTCTGGCATTCCACGACGTAACCAGAGATCGGAGACGCCATCATGGCCAACGATAGTTTCAACGGCGCACTGTGCACATGGCCCACCACGGCAACCACGCTGGGCGTCGGCTTGCGCGACGCAAGCTATTCCGAGTCTGGTGCCGACGTCGATCTCAGCGTGACTACGTCGAGCACTGGCACCGGCCGTCCCGGCATCACACACAAAGAGATGAACGTCACGGTTCTCGGCCACTGTACCGGGAATAACCAAGGTGACACAGGGACAATCACGCTCGATGTGGCTGCCGACGAGGTGACGATCAGTATCAGTCCGGCGTATATCTCAAATATCAGCCAAGGCGGCTCGATGGACGGCGAGGTCACTACCTCGTTTACCTTCCGGCCTTACGCGACGTCATAACGGAAGGGACCAATAGCGATGGCAAATACAGCCGACTTCAATAGGGCTAAATGCACATTTCCGACCACGTCCAATGTGCTGGGCACTGGACTGCGTGACGCCAGTTGGTCACGCAGCGGCGCGGATGTTGACTTGACGGTCACGACGTCTGCCTCTGGCTTAAGCCGGCCTGGAATTCGACACAAAGAGCTGAACGTCACGGTGCTCGGTAATACCACGGTCTCGCGAGGTGACACCGGGGCGATCAAGCTGATATTCGGGACAACGGCAGATAACGCCGGAGTATGGAACATCGGCACTACCGGCACCCTACGAGCCTACGTGGCAAGTAAGTCAGTAAGCGGCTCGATGGACGGCGAGGTCACTACCTCGTTTACCTTCCGGCCTTATGCGACGTCATAACGGAGGAACACGGG